TAACATCACAGGTTGCACAAACTAAAACAGGTCAAACTGTAAGAGCATCGTTTGAAAAAACAAGAGCTGCAACCTTACCTGAGTTTGCTGAAACTTATGGTGGATATATGCAACTAACTGGATCTAAACCTAATTTACATCACGAGTTTGCAGCTATGGTATCAGCACCACTATATGATGGTGTAGAGCTAAGTGAAACACCGGGTAGTGAGTGGATGCAACTTACAGAGTTACTAAATAACAATAATATATTTCCGGGTTCTCCTGTAACTGACCCATCAAGTTTAGGTGGTGCTAAAAGTAACTTGAGACAATTAGTTACCAAAGGTAGAAAAGGTGCACCGCCAGAACCACACGATATCCTACATCATTTATTTTATAAAGAAATGGGTATACAAGATATTGAGAAAGGTCAAGCAACATTCTGGACAAGAAGAAAATATAAGATGAATACAGTAGAGGGTAGGTTACAAGTAGCTCAAGAATATGCTGATATAGTAAATGAAGGTAATCGTTTAATTACAGAAGCTATGTCACAGATAAATGCACTGTTTGGTAAAAATACTGATCCTCAAAAAATCACAAATTTACTAATGGAGCTTGCAGATACCGGAAAATTAAAAATTACCGGAACAAAGTACAGACTTAAATCAGTAGAGTCGATTGTTAAAATTATTAAAGATGAAGTAAAAGCAAACCTACCACTAGCTGATGAACAAGAAGTTTTAAACACTGTAGCACAGTATAAACTAGACTACGACCAAGAAATCGAAGCTATTGACTTACTACATAATATAGCAGACTATAATGAGTCTATGCGTGTATTTGGTAAAAGACCTCCTAGTATTACAGCTAAACAGCATAAACAGAATATAGATAGGTATATGAATCTTATACAGACAAAACTACCTTTAGAGATTCCTGTAGAAGCAGCAAAGAAAGAAGGTCTAAAAACATACACATATAAACGTGTAAAACCTTTACCAATAGAAAATCAGCTAGAATTGCTATTCCCAGAACCAAATGACTGAACACGAAATAATTCATAGTCTAAAAGGTGACTTTAAGCTTTTCCTACAAGCATTGTGGGAAGAGCTTGATCTTCCTAGTCCGACCCGGGCACAGTATGCAATAGCAGACTACTTACAAAACGGACCAAAGCGTTTGCAGATCCAAGCGTTCCGTGGTGTAGGTAAAAGCTGGATTACAGGTGCATTTGTGCTATGGACACTATTTAATGATAACGAAAGAAAGATTATGATTATCTCTGCGTCGAAAGAACGTGCAGATAACATGTCTATCTTTTTACAAAAACTAATTATAGAGACACCATGGTTAAACTATTTAAGACCCAAGTCAGACGACTCAAGGTGGTCTCGTATAAGCTTCGACGTAAATTGCAGCCCTCACCAAGCCCCCTCCGTAAAGTCCGTAGGTATTACGGGACAGTTAACTGGATCACGTGCGGATCTTATGATTCTGGACGACGTAGAGGTCCCGGGCAACAGTATGACGGAGTTGATGCGTGAAAAGCTACTTCAACTCTGTACAGAAGCCGAAGCAATCCTTACGCCGAAAGACGATAGCCGTATTATGTATCTCGGGACTCCTCAGACTACTTTTAC